TCTCGCCGCGCAGCGCACGCAGCACGTTCTCCTTCCCGCTCCCCATGATGCCCACCTGCTTGCCCGGCCCCACGCGCGACTCCACGCCCTTCAGCCCGTACTGCTCGTACACGTCCATCACGCGGCGCCACATTTCGGGGTTCGACCCCTTGTGGAGTTCGCCCGACATCGTCAACGCCTGGGCCTCGCGGCGGGGCGAGAGTGCGGCCATCACGCCGGCCTGCGCGCGCGGGTTCGTCGACGAGTAGAGTTTCGGGAACAGATCCTTCATGCCGGCGTACCACTTCCCGCCGCCGGCTTCTTGGCCCAGCGTGACGAGGTCCGAGAGGGTCTCCGCGCGCCCGCCCTGCCCTTCCCACGGTCCCATGTGCGGCGCGAACTCGGGCAGGATCTCGCCTGACTTCAACGCCTCGCGCACGCGGACGTCAGCCGCGACGCGCTTGCCCGGCAGGATGATCGCTGGCCCCTTCGCGCCCTCTTCGGCCTGCGCCAGCTTCGCGCGGTTCGCCTCGGTCTCGGCCTTCCCGCTCTTCGTCCCCAGTCCCAGCCGGCTCTTGCCGGCCTCCAGCAGGGGCTCGCGCACCCAGCCGAGTTTCGCGAGTTCGCGCAGCACCGGCCCCACCCCCTGCGTCGCGGCCTTGCCCACGTGGTAGAGGGCTTTGCCGCCGCCGCTGACGAGCGGTTCCACCGGGCCGGCCATGCGCTCCAGTTCGGGCTCGGCGCCGGCCTCGGAGCGGAGCGCCGCGCGCTGGGACGCCGTGATCGTGGGCTGACTGCCGCGCACCAGATCGGCCGCGCTCGGCCCCGGGTACGCGGGGCGCGGCACGTCCTGCGTGTACATCGAGGGCGCGCGCAGGTCGAAGGGCGCACGCGGGGCAGGCCCCGGCGGCACCGGCCCCGTCGCGTTCGGCCGGGGCGCAACGGGCTCGACGCCCTGCGTGTCCCGCAGCCACTGCGCGATCAACGGGATCAGCCCGGCTTGACTCACGCGGGGGTCGTCTCCCGCCAGCGCATGCCGCTGAAACTCCACCAGTAGTTCTGGTCGAACTGCTTGCCACCCTCCAGCCAGGCGTTGCGCGACCCGTACAACAGCGCGTCGAAGCGGTCGCGGTGCACCGTCTCCCCGGTCTGCTGCCACAGCCAGCCGTACACCGGCGCGATGATCAGGTTGAGATCCGGGGCGCCCTCCTCGACGTACCCTTCGGGGCTGATGGGGTTCAGTTGGTAGCGCATCGCCTGGGTGGGGGCGTGATACGCCTCGGTCCACATCCACTCCCCCAGTTCGACGAGGGCCGGGAGACAGCGCGCGTCCTGCGTCTCCTCCCAGTCCGCGATGAGGGCCTGCGCGGTGATCGCGGCCATGAACGGGGAGATCTGATCGGTCCCCCAGTGCGCTGTGTCGTACCACTGCGCGAAGTACGTGTGGCTGACGTCCACCCACTCGGCGCGGATGTCCCGCTTCGGTTCCCCCAACGCCTCCGCGTTGATGAAGCCCAGGATGGCGTACGCGATCTCGCGGCTCGTCCCGTGCGAGACGATGTACGTGCGATCCGTCGCGTCCGACGCGAAGGACGCCGTGCTCGACAGCGTGATCGCCCATTCCTTGGACAGCGCGTCCCCCGTGCGCTCGAAATCCATGCGGAGGCCGTGCGTGAAGTTGTAGTAGCCCGGCACCCCGCCAGCATTGGGGATGATGTAGGTGTCCCGAAACCACCTCATCGCTTCCTTCGCGTAGGTGTTCCAGGGCTCAGGCTCGCCTGTGTAGTCCGCGATCTGGTACATGACGCGCGCCATGTCGTAATAGACAAAGCCCAGCTTCTGATCGGGCGTGTCGTTGGGATGCGTCAGCAGGTACTCCCCGTGCCGGCGCCCGTACTCCACCATGTTGATTTCCCACTGGGCCTTGTCGACCGCGCCCGGCGCGAGCACCGGCGGGACGTACGGATCGCCCCAGACGGGAAACGGGAACGGCGCCGGCTCGCCCGTGGGCGGCGGGTCGATCGGCGGGGCCGGGTCGCCCACCGTGAACGGACGTTCGATGGTGCCCTCCCACACCGTGCCCGCGGCATTCGTCGCGGAGACCTTCTCCACGTAACTCCCCGGGGGGAGACTCCAACTGGTCGCCGTCGTCCCCAGTGGCACGTAGCGCATGCCCACATAGCCGTGCTCGGGGGTCTGGATCTCGACGAGATACTGCGAGAGATCCGGCGCGACCGGCACCCGCATCTCGGTCAGCCACTGCACCGTGTGGGTCTGATTCATCTCACCCGGCGACGCGCGAGCGCGCCAAGCCCCGCGAGGCCCGTGCCGAGCAACAGCATCGTGGCCGGTTCCGGCACGGCCGCGTTAATCAGGTCGGCCTGGTTCGGGCTCGCGGTGAACGCGCCGTCCGCGCCCGGTGCGAACGTCCCCAGCGCGATCTCGGTGTTCGCGAACGCCCAGCCATCAGCCGTGAAGCCATAGTAGTTCGCGAGCGTCTCGTTCTTGGTGTCGAGGCCCACTGCGACGAAGAGCGCGGTCGCGCCAGACGCGACGAGGCCCGGCGTGTTCGGCGTCCCCGTGAACGTGCCCGTGAGCAGCACCGCGTCGTCGAGGCCCAGCGCCGGCACGTCGCCGGTGAGGGTGAAGGTGCCGCCCCCGGCCCACGTGTACTGCGGCGGGCCTTCCAGCGTGTTCGCGCCGGTCGTGAAGTCGAGGAAACAGTCCACGCAACTGAGGACGACGTTCGCGTTGAGCGGCGACTCCACGCCCACGATGTTGACGAACTGCACATCGGTGCCGACGAGCGGCCCCCCGGCGCCGTCATAGGTCAGACTGCCGCCGGCCCCACCGGGCGTCGTGTCGAACACGATGGAGGGCAGCGCGACGGCCAGGGTCGGACAGAGTGCGAGCGCGAGAATGCCAAGCCACTTTTTCATCGGAGCCCTCCAGGGGCGTGCGGACGTTAGCGACGCTTGCGGCCGGGTGGATTCTTCGGTGCCGGCAATTCCGGCGCGCCGCCGGCCCTGGCCCCAAAAAATCCCTTCTGCTTCGGCGTGAGCGGGTTCCCCCGCACCTCGCCGTCTTTCAGGATCGTCTTCGCCTTCTCGGGACTGACCTTGCTGCCACGCGTGGCGCGAGCGGGGAACGGCATCAGGGCCTCCTGGCATCTAGCGTGGTGGTGAGTTGCCGAGCCGGTCCCGCTCGCACCACGCGCACGATCGCCCAGCCCGTGGGCGTCACGTGCCACGCGGCGCGCGCCCGCGGGCGACGCCGGCCGCGACGGCGACGCGCGCGAAGATCCGACGCCGGCACGTAGCCGGGACGCGCGGCGAGCGCGGCCGGATCGCGCCCCGTGATCCGCGTGACGGCGTCGGAAACCGTCATGCCTCCGCGAGACTCAGGCGCACGCGGCCCACCTGCACCGTGCTCGCCGGCCCTGACGCCACGTGGAGTTCGAACGAGCCCGAATGCGGCGCGAGCAGCCGGCCGCGAATGGTCGAGGTGATCGCGGTCAGCGGCGCGGCCTGATCCGGGTACGCGTGCGTGCCCGGCATGTTCGTCGTCGTGCCCGGCACGGCGCTGTACTCGATCGGCACCACGTCGTCAGGGCCGAGCATCGCGGTCACCTGCTCGCCCTCGCGCGTCTCGGCCCCACGCGGTGCGGCGACGGCCACGGGGCGCCGCTCCGGGTCCGCTGGCCCGCGGGTTCCGATCATGCCCTGGCGCGCGCGCGGCGCGGCGCCCTCGGCCTGCGCGGCCCCCCCATTCGACGTCTCGATCGACTCGATCTCGGCGAACACGGTCACACTCATCGCTCAGTCCTCTTCCGGCCCAGGCCGGGGTCGCGGTCGTGGTGGCGTCGTCGGTGGTCGCGGCTTCGGCTTCGGTTGCGCGCGCATCCTCGGCCCCCTCTCACCCAAAGAACGTCCCACTCACCATCTCATGCCACGTGCCGGGATACGCGGACGACACCAGGGTCAGACGGCCGCCGCCGTCGATGCAGGGCTTCATCGCGGAGTACGCGAGGCGCGGCCACTGCCAGGTGCCGATCTCATCCGCGAGGATCGCGGACGCGGTGTACTGGCGCAACTGGTCCGCGCCCTCCGCGATGCCCACCAGTCGCGCGTCTGTCTCGACGAGCGTGAGCGTGGGCGGGTCTGCGCTGTCCGCAACGGCGCGGGCGCCGCCGGCCCATGCGGGCAACCGCGCGAGGATGCCGCGCGCGCGCTCGATCAGTTCCGCGCTTTTGTCCTGCTTCGACGAGATGAAGAAGATGCGCGCGTGCGGGCGCGCGAGCGCGAGGCGCAGATGCAGCGCGACGAAGAGCCAGGAGAGTCGCATGCGGCGCGCCTTCGGCACGATCAGGATCGGCGGCAGCCCGCGATCGAACTGGCGCGCGAGCAGTTTGAGATACGTGAGTTCGCGCGTGGGCGCGGCGCAGCACACACGGGGGGGCAGGCCGCCGTGGTACGTGCCACACGCCGCGCACACGTGCGTGGGGAAGGGTTTCACCGGCGTCGTCGCATCCACTTCGTCGACCGTGGTGACCGCCGTCGCGAGCCAGTACCAGGGATCAGCGGCGCACGCGCGGGCGCGCGTCACGTAATCGAGGTCGGCTTCCAGCGCGGTCGCGTCGAGATCGGCGAGTTCAGGCGGGAGGGGCGCCGTGAGACTCCGGGGACTGACTGTCGACGACGCGCGAGACATCGGGGCCACTTGGGGGTTCGACTACCACGGGTGGGGCCGGCGCGTCAATGCGGGCGCGGGCGCGCGCGAGCAGCGCGGCCATCAGGGCGCGCTCGTCATCCGTCATCGCGTGCAGCACGGCGCGGCGCTCTTCGGGCGTGCCGGTGTCGTCCTCGATGGTCACCATCTCGCGCGCTTTGCCCCAGCCGCGATCGGCCAACCACTGCGCCGCGAGCAAGCGTTCGCCGAGCGTGGGCAGGCGCGTGCGGCGGCTGTTCCGCCACGGGATCTTCTCGCCGCGCATGACGGCGAGAAAGAGGTTGACGATCTCGATGCCGCGCTCGGTCTCCTGGTGGACGTAGCGCGAGAGCGACGACACGGTGAGCGGGCGCCCATTGGGATTGCCGGATTGACCGGGGCGCCAGATGCGCTGGACGAACTCGGGCGCGCGTTCAGCTTGGGGCATCCCTGTTCTCAGGCGTGCTCAGCACGGCGGGATCAGTCGCGCTTGGGGCGAGGGCCGCGAGCCATTCGTTGTACCCCGTGATATGCACGTCTCGCGGCGTTCCGTGGTCGAAGAGCGCATTGAACCAGAGCGTCTTCGCGGTCTCCAGCGCGGTCTCCAGCGCGGTCACGCGGGCGTGGAGGGCGACGACGCGATGGAAGAGGTCGAGCGGCGAGAGTTCATGCACGCGGGGCAGCGGGTCCATCGTCACGTCGGGGGTCATGGCAGAGTGTCCAGGGCCGCGCGCGCTTTGTCGAGGGCGTGATCGGCGACGACGCGACGGGGGCCGCCGCCGAGGGTTTCGTTCACGGTCCCTTCCACCGCGAGGATGAGGGCGCGCACGGCCCCTTCCAGGCGCGTGACGCGGGTGGTGAGGGCGCGCCGCGTGTCGGCCTCCTGCTCGGCCTGCCGCGCGAGGATGTCCAGGCGATCGAGGATCGCGGGGAGATCGGGGAGATCGAGGGCCGCGAGGTCGTCGGGCATCACGGGCTGGCAGGGCCATCGACGAGGTCGGCCGCGCGTTGATCGAAGCGCACGCGCCGGCCGTCGGGCGTGGACTTGCGGGCGAGGGCGTACGTGGCCGCGACGCCGGGCGCGTGGGGATCGCGGACGAGGGGCTGCGTGAAGCGCGCGTAGTCGACGACGTGGTGGGTGCGGCCATAGCGCCGGGCGACGCGGACGACATCGGGATGCTGGGCGCGCAAGGACTCGGCGAACTGCACGTCTGCACCGGGGACCGCGTAGATGGAGTCCGTATTGCCGCCGCGCAGTTCGCGCGAGGGGCGTTTCTTGGTGAGGAACATGTGGAAGAGCACCGTCACCAGTCCGGCTTTCAGCACGCGGAGTGAGAGATCGGTG